CCCTGCTCAGATGACCGGCGCGATCCTCCCGCTTGATCTCCAGATAGGCTCTCAGCCAGTTGAGGTCCGGCCCACAGGTCTTGTCGTACTCCCACTGATCGACCGGCCACTCGTGGCGCGGATCGAGATGGAGCCGCTTGCGTCCAGTCTCGGTAAACAACAGGATGTCGCATCGCTCACCGAAGTCATCCACGGTCATATCAACGATGGCGTCGGCTGGGTCTTTGGCGAAACGGAGGACATCAAGATGGCTGTCGATGTATCCGCCGAGGTCTTTCCCGATTAGGGATTGACCGTGTCCGACGATAGCGATGTTTCTCATTACTCATGCTCCAGAGGGTTAGCTCCAACGGTGACCCACAACGGTGTTTGATCACCGTGCCACCCACCAACAATGTTAAACTCATACCATTCAATGGCGTCCTCGTGGCTCATCCCCCTTCGTTTCATAAGGATGTCGATCACCTTGCTCTCATCATAAGCAATGATATCTGGCTGACCGCACCGCCGCCCTATACCAATGATAGCGTCATCAAAGCCGTCCGCTGTTAGAACGCTCATGCGAAGAATCCGTTGTGCTTGAACCAGAACCACGGCTCCCCCTTCGACATCTCGATGGTGTTCCACTGCCAGTAGCCGACGTTGTTCAGCCACTGCCGACGCAACTCATCATCGGGAAAATAAGGCTCTTCAATGTTAGCAATATCATGGTCGCAAACAGGCCAGCCAATGCCAGTGTCAATAATAGCCGGGACACCCGCGACAACCGCTTCGCACGATACATTCGAGTGGTGTGTAACGACACAGTGTGCGCCAGCAAGTAGCCCTTCAAGCCGTTCCTCTCGTGGGCTATATCTTGTTCCATCCAGTCCCTCCGTTCCTCTGTGTTCCGGCTTGGGCCGATAAACCACAGGCCGATCTGTAAATTTCCTGATTTGCTCCAGTGTCGCCCTCTCCCATTCGAGCCAGCCGAGGTCGTAGCTGTGCGCCGACTTCCGGCTCATCCCCGCGAGGATGACGTAATCACCCTGACGGCGCGGCGATAAAGTCGGGACATGGTGGTCAATCCTATCCGAGGCGCAAGCCACCTCCATAACCTTGTCAAAGGGGTGTCGCTGATCCACCGTAAACCTGTGGAACTCAGACTGACGATCCTTCCCTTTTTCCCTTCGCCCCCAATATCCGAGATCGATAAATAGGGCATGCTTCCCCGCCTTGGTGTAGTCATCAAACAACTCCCTCTTTCCATCCTTCAGTCCGTAGAAGACGGCGACATCAGCCGACGCCCTGCCGTCATGCTGGTAGGCAAACACCGTCGAGCATGTGTCGCCCATCGCCGCGATCCCCTGCGCCATCGCGTCACAGATCATTATCGATCTCGCACCCGGCTCCTTGTAAATTATTGCATGCATCTCAACCTCAGAAAATTCCAAGCCGCTCCACTGTTCATCTCGTCCCGGTTCCACTGCCAGTACGACAGGCCGGAGAGAAACTGGGTCAGGTGCGTCTTGTCGGGGAAGAATGGCTCCTCGATCTGGTCTGTCATCTGGCACATGGCCGACGCCGGTCCCGTCTCGACCATCCCCGGCACTCCTGCAAGGAGGCCATCGATCGCGACATTGCTGTGGTGGCTGACGGTCAGGTGGCAACCTTCAAGTGCCTGTTTTAGAGTTCCGGCCGGGTCTTCGACGGTGCCTTGAATAGCGGGGGCATCCTCCCAGCTCGGCTTGGGCCGGTACAAAATGGTTCTGTTGGTCACCGCCCTCAACTCCCTCGCTGTCTCCGCCTCCCACTCTCCCGGTTTCAGACCGGCCTTACGAGCCTGATTGGGCGACATCCCGGCGAGAAGGATGTGCGATCCCTTCTTGCGCGGCTGGGGATCGATGCGGTGGCTCTTCCAGCGATCGATGTCCCCGACTGCATCCATCACATCCTCCGGCGTCGGGTGGAGCCGGTTGATGGCGAAGCGGTGGTAGCCGCTGTAGTGATCGGTGCCGAAAGGCTTGGTGCCGAAGTAGCCCCTGTCGATGTAGACAACACGCCGATCGGCCTCCAGATAGTCGGCCATGATCTTCCTGCATTCGCCCTTGTAGGCATAGAAGAGCGCGACATCGTCGGTGCCGGGGCCGCCATAGTAAGGGGTGGGGGTGATGAGCGCGTTGTCGCCAACGGCTCTTATCCCCTGCGCCATCGCGGCCCCAAGCACCTTGGAGCGGGTGTCGGTCCTCGTGTAGATGTTGACTAGCATTTCAGATGCTCCAATGCTTCTCCGCTCACAATCTCCTCCCTTGTCCACTGCGCCCACGCCAGCCGCCGGAAGGCGGCCTCCCTGTCGGGGTATTCCGGTTTCAAAATCCTATCGACGCCCTGTATCGCGGCACCTTGCATGACGTGATGCGGCCCCATGTAATAGGCCGGGACACCTTGGCGCAGGGCGTTGGTCGCCATGTTGGATGTCCATACCACCACGCCGCACAGGAGAGGCCACAGCTCCTTGAGCGGCCTCTGGTTCTGATGCAGAGCTGGCGGGTTCCTCATCTCGATGTGGCGGCCGGTCGTCTTCTGCAACATCTCGCGCATCTCGTCCATGAAGGTTTTCGGCATCGCCATGCCCGGCGCACCGAGGCCGCGCTGGGCGCACAGGAGTATCCAGTCGCCGTCCTTGCGCCACGAGTGCAGATCGATCTCCATCCTGTCCCACCGTTCCGGCCCCTCGTAGGGCGTCCAGCCCGATCCGTTGTGGCCGGTGCGTGACAGGGCTGTGTACTTTCTCTTGGCGCTGTCTGGGCTGATATAGGCGTTCTCGGCGACGAGGACGCTGTTGCCCTCGCGCTCGTACTTGGCGGCCAGCTCACCACCCTCGCGGTAGCGGTTCCAGATCACCAGCACGTCGGACATCACCGGCTTGTGATTGACGGCGTAGCCGAGCTTCAGGAAGCCATCACGAAACATTTCAAATCGTTTCAGAGGCCACTTTTCTGCAAGGATCGTAACGGTTTTCATGGCGCACCTAAGAACCATTTAGTCCAGCCGGACATCGAAAGGACGTGCGGATGCATCCAGTCATCCATCTCGATCCGATCGCGCATCGACTGGATGGTGATCATGTCGTCTTGGAAGGTCGGGGCGTAGATGCCATCGGCATACGGCCCCTGCTCCAGCGGCACACCACAGAGGATCACCTCTTCGTAGCCCATCAGGAAGGCAACCTTGGCCGCGCCCCATGCCGAGGAGCCAGCTCCCTGAACCATCGGCCACCAGTAATGCACCCAAGGATAATCCTTCTTGCTTTTGGTGGCGGCTGGCTGGCCGCTGTGCCAAGGGCCGCTCCGGTTGAGGGAAACGGATTTCCAGTACCGGATGTTGTCCCGGTCGAGCGAGAAGTTCATGTCGGTTCTGATGAGCTGGCAGGAGCGGTTGGCACCGATCACATCGAACACCTCCCCCTTTTTGGCGAGGTAATTGCCAGCCCGCATGAAATCGTCCATCAGCGGCTCCCCCATGCCGGTGACGATGCAGTGCGTCACGTCCTCGTCGGCGATGACCGGCGGCGGCTTCTTGCGGAGCTTGGGAGGTATCTCAACCATACAAAAGCTCCCTCATGTCGAAGACGCCGAGGAAGTCTCCCATGCTTCTCAGCTTCGATCTGTGCTTGTGGTGGTTCATTATGCCGTAGCCAAAATCCTTCGGGACCGGACACTGCTCGACAATCGTCGCCTCGTACTCCCAGCCGTAGAAGTCCACCCGGCGCTTCGTCTGGTCCCAGCCTGCCAAGATCAGTTTCTCTGCGTGGGCCTTGCCTTCCTCCCTGAACAGGTTGATCGGCTTCAAGGCCGTCTTGACATCAAGGTTGCCCATGCTCGTGTAGAAGTCGGTGCCGTTGTCACCGCCGGGGCGATCCGTCAGATCGACCTGTAGATTGAACTGCATTCCGAAGGCGGCCTCGCCGACCAGACCGATGAACTCATAGTCCTTGCTCAGAGGCCTGCTACTGGCATGGTTGACGTGCAGGGCGTGACGGCGCTGTGACACCTCGTACAGGTCGTTGAGATACTCGGGCCGGAGCGACACCGAAAATTCAGGGATTTCACTCATCATAAAATTCCATCAACCGTTTGAATGAGAACTCGCCGTGCAGGGTGCCATCGACGTTACACGTCGAGCATGGGTGCATCGAGCGATCCCCCTTCGCCAGCCGTTTCCTGATCTCCTCCATCTGGTCCGACATCCAAATTTGTTCGACACCTCGATTGTGAATGTTGCCGATGGGGATGTTGCGGCCCCAATCGTTGGCGCAGAACTGTACGGACCCGTCCCAGTCAACGAACATCTTGTAGAACGGGTAGTG